CGGCGATTCCGAGGTCGATGAGGTGACGCGCCTTCTTGTCCGACATCTTGACAAGTTGCCCCGCCTCAAAAGTGCATCCTGGGGAGGTCTTCTTTATCTTTACGAGCATCGAGCCTCCAAGAAAGGAAAGGGGGGACGAATCCCCCCGTCCTTGGTCGCTTTTCTAGGTAGCGGGCACGCCTGTCACCTTGGCAAGGGCGTTGTCGTCCTTGATGGTGAAGCCCTTGCGGATGACGAACCTGTAGGCCGTCATGTCCTGCTCCCAGAGGTTGATCGGGTCTTCCGAACCCTGCGTGAGGGTCGCCTCGTTGGACACGGATATCTGCAGGCCCGTGCGGTCGCCTACGAAGACGTAGGGGAAGTGGGCCATCAGTATCTCGTAGCCAGAGGGGCTTTCCTGCTCGGCTATCTGGCGCGTGAAGCATATCGGGATGCCCCACACACAATAGCGCTCGCGGGGCGTACAGTCGCCCAGGTTCTCGGTGAAGATCGGGCGGTTCTGAGAGTCGCGCAGGTTGCGGAGTATGTGCTTCACCCGTGGGTGAGCTATCATGCCCGTAACATCCCAGCCGTCGGACTCGACCGCGTTTACCGCGAGGCTCAAGTCACCTGCCAGGTCGACCTCAGTGCCGTAGGGGATCGTGTGTGCCGCGGGAGTGTTGCCCGAGAGCGAGTCGGCAAACGGGGTTGTCGGCTCATATCCCAGGAACGTGCGGTCTATCGCTTCCACGAACGCGCCCACCACATCGGTCTTAATGAGTGCGCCCATGTTGTGATCGGCGTCTTCCAGAAGCTGGTCCTCGAACGGTACGATGACCGCCATCTTCTCTGCCGTGAGAGTCACGAGCTCGAAGTCGGGGGCGTCCTTCTGCTTGACCGCCATGCCATCGACCCAGTAGCCGTCGACACCCGTGGCGAACTTACGCATGGACAGGGTGAGGCGCGTCATCGGGAAATGACGGGCGAACCCCTCCACGCATCCGCCATCGCGGATAAGCTGGTTGACCTCGGCCACGAGCTCGTCGGGCACGAAGTAGCCGCCAGCGGCATTGGTCTGTTCGTTTACTGACGGGATTGCCATTATAGTTCCCTCCTTTCAGCCATAAAAAAACCGCCCGAAGGCGGTCAGACTGATATTTGGTTTTCGGTTGTGTTTACTTCTTGGCCCCTGCTTTGAGCATGTCCGCCATCATCTGATCGGTGGACGGTTTGCCGCCTTTCACGGGGGGGCCTGGCGCTCCAGGCGACGGGGGCGCGTCCTCTTTCACGAGGTAGGGCTTTTCCTTGAGAAGCGCGACGAGGGCCTTCTTGAGGCTCGCGGGATCTTCGTCGATGGAATCGAGGTCGAGCAGGCGGTATACCGCATCTGTATCGACCACGTTCAGTTTCGCGGCCTCGGAGAGCACCGTGGCCCTCCGCGAAGCCTGCGCCATCGCCGTGTCCTTGTCCGCTATCTGCTTCTCGAGGTCAGCCACCTTCGCTTGAGCGCGCTCGAGTTCGCTCTTTTCGGAGTCCTCGCGGTCCTTCTGCGCCTTGGCCAAAGCCTCAACCTGCTTCTTGAGTTCGTTCCGCTCTACCCTGTAGCCCGCGGCCTCTGCTCGCAGCTCTTTGACATAAGACTCATCGAAGTTCTTTGGTTCGTCCTCGTTGCCCTCTGGTTCCTGTCCTTCGGGGGTGTCGCTCATCTTGAGCACTTCCTTTCTCGTTTCTAACGCTTACCTTTGCCCCTCTTTAAGGCGGGGCTGACCCTGGCTTTCGGTATTGTTCTCACGGGCTTTCCTGCCCCTTGCTTCGAGCGCACAGGACCTGCGCGCACAGTAGGCTTGCATCATCCGCGGCCCATGTCATTCTCCCAACCACTCGGCTATACCGAGTTCATCCGTGCCGTCCTCCAAGTACTGCTCCAGCGCGCCCGCCCACTCATCGGCTGAGAGTACCTGCTCGACCACGGGGCAGTTGCACTGCGGGTGCGGGTCGGGAAGTTCATCCTCCGACGTGTAAATGTTGCCGTTGAGTGGCTGACAGAACTCCTCGCAACCGTCCGAGCCGTCCCAGTAAAGGCCCGTTACCCATGGGGCGGCGTCCATCGCGGCTTTCGTGGCCGCACGCTCGGCATGGATTATCTCAGTGCGGGCAAGCCTCATGGAATCGAAGTTGAGCGCCCGTCCGTAGGGCGTCAGCGTCGTCACCTGGCGGTCTGCCAGCACAAACCCGTCGAGTTGGCGGGCGAGTATCTCGGGGTTCAGGTTGTTGATGAACCCGTTGTTCACAAGCTGGAGGATGTCCTCGCTGTATGTCCCGAGGTCCCATATCCTGCCCGAGAGCGTGTATCCGCTGGGAAGCTCAGCGAACATGGCGTCCGAGGCCACCTTCGCGGCTATGCCCTCTATGGGGTTGCCCGCTCGGGCTACGGCATCCGTCAACCCGCCCACCGCGGCGGCGGTGAGAAGAAATGCGAGCGCGGCCTTTGCGGGTGCGGCGGTTATCCTTGAGGCCGAAGCATCCAACTGCGAGGCCATCGTGTCGTGATAGCGCTCCGAGTAATCACGGGTTGCCTGCCTGACCGCCAGCTTGTACGCGCCGTCGAAGTCCTCTTGCCGTCGGGGTACGTACAGGTTGCGGCGAAGCGTCGCCAGGAGCTCGGCGAAGCGCTTGTCATTCTGCTTCAGGAACTCCAGGCGCGTCATTTACAACGGCCTTTTGAAATGCGCTCCTGCCCCAGGGGCGACGAAGAAGCGCGGGATGCGCCTGAAGCCAGATGAGCAATCCAGCGTGATGACCTCATCGCCCAACACGAGGTCAGCAAGCACTATGTCGTTGTAAGAGTGACCATCATACCAGCCGAGGCTCAAGGGGTTTCCGTCTGTATCCAGGCAAGCGAACATAAGACGGTAGTTTTGCGCGGCATGCAACTCCGCCAGATACAGAGATGTGAACGGGCCGTTCGCACTCCCCAGAAAGAACCCCGCGGGTGCCTCGATCGATTCATCCAGTGCATACACGAAAACGTATACCGTTGCGGGAGGGCAGTTGATGCTCGACCCCGTGATGTGCGTGCCATCGGCGGCGAGGCAGGCTATGTCTGCCCCGACTATCGCGCCTGACGCCTGTATGGTCAGCCCGCCCCCATAGTTTGCGGCGGCAGGATACCATGTCACCTTCGCGGTGGCGGGTGTGTCATCTGACATGACCTGTAGCGCGTAGTAGTGGCCTTCGACGAGGCCGTCGAGGGTGTAAGAGCCGTCTACGTTGGACACATTCGCATAGTCGTTGTAGTCCAGCAGCGGAGGCCCACCAGCCACCAGCTCGAAGTACGCGGGCGAGTTCATGTCGTATGCGTTCACTTCAATGTCCCCCGTGGGGACCGCGCCGCCCACCGTGACGGTTCCACTTATCGAGGCCATGTCATTTCTCCTTCTCACAGGTGCAGAATTTTTTCACCCTGCCGCACTTGTCGCAGAACTCCAGTTGCACGGGGGCGAACAGCGGATCAGGCAACCTTGCTCCGTCTGCGAGACGCCCGTTTCTGTTTCCGTAGCGCCCGATCGTCTTACCCGCCACTGAGCGCCGCCTGCTCTTGCGGTGAGAGTGCTTTCCCGTTCACGCCGAGGAAGCGCTCGCGCTCCGTGATGATCTGAGCGATGGTCCTCTCAGGGTACTTGTCGCCGAGTTCCTGGAGCGCCCCGTGGACACTCTGGAGCGACGTCGCGAGCTTCTGCGCCTCGATGGCCACCTTCTCAGCCTCGTTCTCGGGCAGTGGCAGGTGCGGGATGACACGATTCGTGTAGTCCGCCTGTATGTCGGCATAGCCGTCCAACTTGAACGTCTCCGCCATCTTGAGCGTCATCGAGTTTGCTTCCACGAGCCGCGATTTCCACACGCGCCACGACTGCTGTGTAGCCGACACCAGGTCGGAGTACAGGAGTTTGAGTGCCACGCCCGAGACAAGGCCAAAGCCCTTGATGCGGTCGGGGGTGATATCGGGGACATCTGCCAACAGGTGCATCAGGTTCTCGAGGCGGGTCAGGAAATCGGCAAGCGCGTTTGCATACTGAAAACTGGACTCCAATTTCTTAACATCCACGCCCTCGCCGCCGATGTTCCACACCTCGCCTGGGGAGATGCGAAGCTCTTTCTCCGCATCGGGAGCGGCGTTCAAAAGCACGTTGATGGCGAACAGGTTGAACCGCAGCGAGTCGGCGGCATCCGACATGGAGCGGTTGTACTGGTCGAGCAGCGGCTTGAGGTCCTTGAGATACGAGGTGCCGAATGTGTCGCCCGTCAAACACTCGTTGCCGAGGATGAGCACGGGCAGGAAGTCGAGTTTCGTATCCACCCCTTTGTAGTGGGGCTCGCCCTTCATGGGCTTCAACTCGAGGTCATACAGTCCCTCAGTGAGAAGGCACTTGCCGTCAACCATCTCCCATGTCTGCTTCCAGAGCGTCTTGTCGTTGTCCCAGAAAGAGCAGAATGTCACGGCGCTGAACTTGTCGGGCTCGAGCGCGTCGGGGACAGGGTATATCTCCTGCGCGGGGGCGAAATCCCAGCGTATCCCGTGGCCTGGGATGTAACGGAGCAAAAGCGCCACGGTGCCGCCCACGAAGAAGTCCTTGCCCGCCTCGAGCAACTTCTCCTCCAGGCGGTTGTCCGTCCAGTTGGAGTAGAGAAGCGATTCGCGGGCGGCGGCCTGGTCGTTGGCAGCCTTCTGTGCCTCGGAAGCAATGTAGCCCTCCGTCTCCATCATCTCAGGGGGGTCTATGGCCAGCGGGGGGCACTCGATGTCTGGCGCCACCTCGAACATCCACGCCGCACGCTTTTTGACGAAGAACCGCGCAAGGTTGATAGGCATGATCGTGGGCGTATACCCCAGCGAGCGCGGCATCTTCCAGTACTGCCCGTCAAGGTCGAAGTAGCGGTAGTATTCGTTGGTGATGCTTATGCGCTCGAGAGCGGCATCAGAGAGAAACTGGTAACGGGTGCCGTAGACCTCCTCGGATATCTTTTCCACGAGGTCGGAATCGAGCTTGTTCTCGCCCGCGTTTACGCTTTTCCATGCGGCTTCGGTTGTCATCTGGCGCCCCTCCTGGAGGAAGCATGCCCCTGTTTATGGAGCGAGTAGGTCATGTATCGGAGCGAGTCCATGCAGTGGTTGTCAGCGTCCACGGGCTTGTCTTTCAGCACCTTGCCCTGGTCGTCCTCGGGATAGTGGTACACCTCGAACTCGCGGGCAGTCTCGGGGCATGCGTTGAAGTCCATCCTGAAGAGGTCGCGCTCTATGAGGCGATTGACCGCGGATACCCCAGGGGTTATCTCGTTCTTCCCTTTGCGAGCATCGAGGCGTGCGTTACGGAACTCCTGGATGTACTCGGGGCGCGAAGGGTCACACCAGTACGTGTTGATGCCCCAGCGCTCTTTGAGTTCCCTCGCCTTTTCAGCCACGGTTTCGATCGGCGTCTTTGTCTTGCAGTACTCGTCGACCAGGTGTATGAGCCCATCCGTGCCGACAAGCCCTGTCAGGACGACCGACGGGTCCCGCCATCCCCAGTCGCAACCAGCGATGCCGTACTTGTAGTTGCCCTTGCCCTCTGGCGCGTCCAGGTGGTGCTTCTCCGCTATCACCTGCGGGTATACGAGGCCCTCCCATGCGGTGAACTCACCGTAGAACTCCTGCTGCAGGAACGCGCCCGCATAAGACTCGAGCAGCGAGTCGATATAGTCCTGCGAGAGGTGCTTATTCTCCGAAGTGGCCCCTGACCACCATTCGTAGTTGGGGCGAGGGCGGGAAGCGAACTCATCCCATATCCAGTTGCGCCCCTTGGGCGTGGTGGAAAGCCATCCGCGCTCTGGGGGCTTGCGGATGCGGCCCACCATGATCTTCCATGTGTTCAGCGAGACACGTGCGGCCTCGTCGATGTAAAACCATCCGAGGTTAGGCCCTCTCAAGTCGCCTTCACGGTCACAGGAGCGAAAATATATCTTGGAGCCGTTCACGCACTCCGCTATCAGGTCCTGCTTGTTGAACGTGGGAAAGAACTTGCTCCACCCGTCAGCTATCCCCAGCGCCTGCCACAGTTCCTCCGTTATCATCGGCAGGACGAAGTCCTTCATGTTGCGGTACGTCGATGCCACCACCACACCCGCTGTCCCTGGGTTCTCCAGAGACGTTCTCACAGCCTCCAGGCAACCCGAGAAGGTCTTCCCCCCTCCCAGGCCGCATATCATCGCCCTGAACCGCGACTGAGACTGATGGAACATCAATTGTGTGGGGGATAGGTCTATCTGAAGTGTTTCCATCGCCATCCGAACTGAAGAAGTTGAAGTTGACTATCTGCCCCAGCGGTTTCTCGCTCACTCGAGCGCCAGCCGCCAGCTTGTCGAAGTAGATCCCTGCCACCACCGCGGCGTCCTTGCCCTTGATATCCCCTGCCATGAGCGCCTTCTCCACCTGCTCGTTGGCAAGGTGGATGATGCGCCATGCGGCCTTGCGATACTTGCGTATCTCCTGGGCGCGCTCTTTGTCGCCCTCTTGAAGCGCGAGCTCTTCAGCGTCGGGCATCTTGAGGTAGCGCTGTATCGTGGCTACGGAGCGGCCGCAGGCTTTGGCGATGGAGCGCAGTGAGTAGCCCGCATCCTTCATGATCTTGGCGCGCTCGACCACTTCGGGGTCTATCTTGCGAGCAGCGGATGTTGCAGGGTACTTGTCGTCAGGCATGGGGCTCCATCTAAGTGTGGTTGGGGGAGGTGCTTTGTTTCTCAGCAAGTCTCGGGGGGAGGATTAGTGGGGTATTGGCTGGGATTACATAACCCCCCCTTCCGCCATAAGCCTGCCTTATCACTCTAGGTGCCAGATCGCTCCTGGGAGGCTCGAACTCCATTGGATACTGCCTGGTGCCGCTTAATGCTCCTGAGTTATTCCACAGCTACAGATTGTATCCTTCTGTTAAGAAGCGTTGCGTCTGTTGCTTAGTGATTGAACTCACTTAACACATTGGTTCAAGATAAGCGCCCCATAATAATCATTATGTAAACCTAGTGCGTGTAGTGGCGTGCCAATGACACTAGTGGTGTGTCCCTACACTACACGAGGCGCAGATTAGCCCTGTTTATGGAATAGGCCAGGGACACTGAGCAGTATCTCGGCCCATCTCCTGCCCTTCCCCCTACCCAATCCCTTCGTAACTCCTGCTCTATCCACCCCAAACATGCGCGCTTCACACTCAACACTTAACACACTGACGCTACTATGTAGAGTACTTAATGCTTCCTTGTCTCTACTGTCCCTGCTCAGTGTGCAGTGGAATGGTTAGCCTTGCTAACTACATTGGCTCGATCGGCGCTATCTGGTATGGCTCACTATCTCCTGGCAGATACACCCATAGTCCGTCTGCTCCATCCCCCCACATGCACGCTGGTACAGTGTCCGTCTCTGTGTCTGTGACAAGCACGGTGCATTCGTCTACGTCCCTATCCAGTACTGTGCGCCCCTCTGCACTGACATGCAGTCTGAGTCTGCTCACGCTACTATCTCCACCCTATGGTCTACTTCTGACGCCGATGCAAAGACAGTGATCGGCCCCACACCTCGCTCTACGGTCCAGGACAGTAGCCATGCCAGCACCCTTGCTACCTTGAACCAGTGCTTGCGGGGCTTCATGACTACCTGCACCTTCATGTCCATGCTGTTCATTGCTCCCATGCCGCCTCCCGCGCTCTTGCTACCCTGGTATGCAAGCCGTAGTTCGCCGCCCATGTGTCTACTCCCAGTGTGTGCGCCTCTGTGTGGTGCTGCTGACACAGGGGGATCAGGTTGGCGGGGTCGTCGCTGCCTCCACTGCCTCTGCTGACGATGTGGTGTGGGTGTCTCATGGCCAGCAGCCCGCATATCTCGCAGCGGGGTAACTGGGCTGCCATGCTCACGACAACTCCACCTTCACCTTGCGCCCGTGTGCTACGTCCTCCACGATCGCGGCTGCGTCGTCTGAGTCGAACAGCAGCGAAGACCCCGCGCTGTAGGACTGGCGGATGAGCCTGCCCTTGTACGCCTTCGCCTTCTCTGGCGCCTCAGTACCCTTCACTCGCCTTCCCAACTCTGCCACGCTCCAGCCCTCTGACTCTGCCTGGTCGAGTAGGGATGCCTGCTCGACGGGGGGCAGTGCTGAGACTGCCCTGTGGTGTGACCAGGAGAGCGAGGGACGTCTGTTGGCTGGCGGGACCCGCGATGATACCCACTGATACGAGCGCAGTGTGGCAGGGCTCATGCCCTCTGGTATCGCTTGTGCGTAGCGCTCGCCGTACTGACGGTCAGCCGCCTCGAGCATGTCGCCGATCCACCAGGGCGATGCAGTTGATAGCCCGCTGACGATCTCAAGAGCCTCGCCCCATTCCTCCAGTGTCATTACACGTGTAACAGCAATGGTGAGCCCGTCGGGTGTTACGACATCACCGAATATCAATGAAGCCTCCAAAGGCTGGATTGTCGGCCCTGCCTGTCATTAGATCGATCTCGAGGCAGGACCTGGAGAGGAGATGGCAACCGTCGTATGTTTACCGCCCCCGACGGCTGATGGGGCCTTTGCTGGGATGAGCAAAAGAAAAAGGCCGCTCATGGCGACCTCTAGAGACACGTTATTACTTTGAATTCTACTACCTGGGCCCATGAGTGTCAAGACATTTTCCCTTCACACTCTGAGCAGTATCGGCGGCGCGCCTGATTGTCATTCGGTTGCCTGCATCGCAAGCACAGCCCACCCTCGAGATCACGGAAGCGAGCATACCCCTTGCGCAGGAGCTTCCATATCGCCTGCTCTTGCTGCTTCATCTCGGCGTAGAATGCGGGATTGCGGATGATGATACCCTCGCCGTTGTGCTGCTTCTGCGGATTGAGATTCGCCCGCGGGCTGACTGTCACGCCGTCCACAACTGCAGGAGGCTCGGCAGTCTGGTCATTGTCCAGGTAGGCGCGCTCCACGAACATCTCCAGCAGGAGATCGCACGCCTCGCCTGCCGAGGACTTTCCCTTGTGGTCAACGTGACTCTCGATCTGCCCGTAACTATTCAAGCTGCCCTCCCGACATAGCGTGCCAACCGTCGGCGTGCGTACATGCGTTCGCGAGCACATGCCTTACAGCCCTGTGGACTCCCGCGAAACTCCGTTATCAGTCCCCCGCATTTGCACTTTGTGGCACGCCCTGACATGAGCAGGTATGCCTCATCGAGGAAGTGCGCGTCCTCTGCACTCAGGACAAGCGCGGGTGATCGAGCATCCTCAACCGCACTGATGTAGTCCGATGCGTCAACCCACATGCTGTGCCTCCCTTTCCATGAAATCCTTCACCAGAAATGCATATCTGCACATTGTCACTGGTCGCTCGACTGGTATGCCTCTCAATCCACATGTGACAGTGCGCGGGGAACGGCGCATGAAGCACGGACAGCGCCCATGTGGAGCGTTCGCCCATAGTCTGGTATCCCAACACACCTCAACTTCCATGGCTGCCTCTGAGGGGCTTGTGGAACGTGCACTTCTGAATCCATGCACCCTTGCCGTGTGTGGCGATGAAGCACTTCGGGAAGCGCGCACAGGTCAGGCACGGCGTCGGGTGGACAGGGCGTGTGACAGGAACGTGGACAGGTTGTGCCGATGGCCATACGCGCTGGATCATGCCGCCTCCCCCTGCTCCTTGATGAACGCCCGCGCCGTCCCGTGGAACACTGGGATCCCCTTCGCCTTCGCATGCTCAGTCTCGATGTCCGCGCCGAGGCTGAGTCCTGGGAGACGGAGCATCATGTCGCACCGCTCGAGCAGGTGGAGGTCGAACTCATACCAGAAGTCGGCTGGCATGGGATAGACCAGTTGGCAGAGAAGGGTCAGGTGTGGCACAAGGGGGATATACCCCGCTGCCACGAGCGTCTTCCAGGCGTCTATCGCCAGGCGCGTGTTCTCGATCGGGTCAGGGTGTGTGTAGGGCCCTGCGATGTAAACGAGTGTTTTCATGCCACATCCCTCCAATCCAGGCTTTCCCACGCCCCCGTCGCTACGGCCTCCAGGATGAAGCAGTACACGGCGTTGTCGATGAGCGAGTCATGCAGGACTTCGGGATGCTTGACGCCCGTTTTGATCTGCTGCTTGATACGAGCACCCTTGAGTCTGTGAACTCCTACCAGGTCCTCAAGAGTGACATCGAGTATCGAGTCTTTGCCGTGCTGATTCTGTCGTTCGATGAAGACCTTGCGGCAAGCAGCCTGGAAAGCATCGAAGGCCATGAGCAGAGGATTCGTCTCGATCGGCGGCCTGTAGTCCTCGGGCGTCGGGCGCGGGTCCTCAGTCGGCTCCACTGTGATCTTCTTGCGCTCGACGCCATCCTTGAGCCTGACCCTTGGAGGCTTCGGGTCGAATGCCAGTAGGATACTCCCCTCTGGCCCTCCGCACTCCGAACACTTCTCTGGCGGCTTCCTGTGCTTCCTCCCGTCATAGTCGAAGTCCCTGTTGCACGTTGCGCAGGTCGTCTGCATATGCTTCATCTCCTCAACTGTGTTGCTCAGAATCTCGTGCTTCGTGTCGCCTCGCATGTCGTCTCCTGCTATCTCGCGCCGTATCGCTTCCTCAAGGTCGAGCGTCCCTTGCTTCCTTGCCAACTTGATCGCGCTCGGAGTCCACAGTGGGGTGCTGCTCAACTATCGCTCACAGAACTTCACGACCTTCTCTCGACTCGCCAGCACTACTCTCGTGCCACTGTGCGAGAGGGTGATGTGTATGTGGAGCAGGGATATGGTCATCTACTCCACCTCCCTCGCCTTGAGCATCGCGTCGGCTATCTCGTAAGCCTCTTTGCTGATTGCTCCATGCCACCCGAGGTGAGCGTCCTCTGGTCGTGGCCTGTATCCGTGGCCGTGGCGGGCGTGTGCAAGCATCCCGTTAAGCGCTTCACCTGCGAGACAGTCGCGGAGGGTCGGTATCTTCTCCTCGATGAGCCGCAACGCTATGCCGATTGTCTCCATGTCGTAATCCTTCATCTACTCCACCTCCCCTGAGCCAAGGCAGGCTGGCTTGTCGGCTTGGACAGGACCAACGAATCCCCCATGCACCCAACAGAGATTCCCGTTACCAGGGAAAGCGGGACACTCCCCACACTTGTCGTCAATGTGAGGCGTGGACTCACCTTGGTTACACTTGTTCGGATGTATGGAGGGTTGGGTATCGGGTATACCCTCATAAGCAATCACCGCCCACTTGCGCGGGATCGTATCGAAGGGGATAACCTTCGCCCCCGCTACCACAGCCTCGATGAGGTCGCGCTGCTCCTTGGTCAGTTCACCCTCGAACGAGCACCACTTGTTATCAAATCCATCGCTGTCGATGTAGCGTATTGCTCCCATTCACGCGCTCCCTTCTGTGGAGGGTTGGGGGTCGGGAGGCTTCCGCACGACACAGATTGAGTACTGGTCATGCTCACCCAATGGCGGCAACTCCCCCGCCACCACAACCTCGATGAGGTCGAGGGCTTCGTCGTCCAGCCGCTTCTCCCACTCAGCGTCTTTCAGCAGAGAGATGATGTCGGCTATACGCTGCAGTCTGTCGCTCATGCTTCCCCCTTGTCCTCGCGTAATTCCACTGAATATTTCCGCCCGTCCCACAGCAAGTCATATTTCTTCTCAAGTGCGATGAGCCGATGGTCTTTGTGCCACAGAACGTAGTCAACCACTGCCATATCCTTCTCGTCGTACTCCCCCAACAGCACCGCCAGCGCGATACGTTGGGCTTCGGGAGTGGCGGAGGGATATTCCACCTTCGCCGTGCATGACGTACAGCGGGCGATGTTGTCGGGAATGACCTTGCCACACTCGCAGTAGACGCTCTCTGGGTCAGGTCGTGTCCCTGTTGCGGGACGTATACCGTAGCTTTCACTCACTCTCATCACCGCCTTTCTCGCGCTCGATTGCCGCTCGTATCTCTGGCGAGGGAACAAGGACTACCGTGCCAGGGTGGAGATTCGCCCTGCCGCCCATTGATGTGTATGGGTCGTAGTCGCCAGAGAGGGCTTTAGTCGCCGCTTCTATCTGCTCCTCACTCGCACTTGGCAGGGCGCGGAGGATGTCTCGCAACTTGCACTCCTCATTGAGGGTGAATTGGCAAGCCATTGAATCCTTTGGCTGACAGGCGAAACAGGCTACACGTTCACTCATCGCTCATCACGCTCCTTCATCTCCAGCACTCCCGTCAGCAATCTCTCATCGCCACAAATCCGAAATATCTCCACCTTCGCCTTCACCCTGCGAAACGTCTCCTCGCACTCCCCCTGTCGCCCGATACCAGCGTCACAACGTGACAGAATCTCCGTTAGCCAGTGGGGAGAGTGGTCGAGGCGGTAGGCTTCGAGCTTTGCGGCGATTTGCGAGAGGATGACGCGCTCCTGAGTGGCGAGAGTGTGGGATTCGAGTGCGTGGATTATGGAGGTGGGGGTCATCGCGGGAACTCCTGTCGCTTAACAGGCCAGTGGAGGTTGTCCTTGAGGAACACGGGGATGCCGTGATCGTCCGCGCAGTTGAGGATTTCCGCCACCCACTCAGCCTTCGGGGGTACCGCGCCTGGGCCTGTCTGTGCGCCGACAATCAGCCAGTCGAGAACGCGTGGAGTTGAGCGCTGCCAGATGTTCCTTACGTCAGTCAGTAACGGCTCGAAAGAAACGAATCTGGCCCTCGCTCCCTGTATCTTTTCGAGGTAGAACAACGCTGTCCCGTAACCCTTGGCCTGGGCTGACACACCTACCCAATCAATCTCGCTGAAATACGGAGCGTAACGGCTCATGCCCTCGGGATTCTTCGTGAGCCAGATGTATGTGTGCCACGGAGCCTCGCCCGCCGCTCGAAGAACCTCCAGAATCGTTTCGTGGTCATTCCAGTAGCCGAACATATCCGTCATCGAACCGACGAATATCTTGCTTGGCTTCTTGACCTTCGCAGGTTCATCGAGGCGTTCGGGATGAAACCTCGGCGCGAACCTCTCAACCTTCGTGTGCTTGCCGTACTCGCCAAGGCCGCGCTCTGCGAAGCGTCGGGCGTAGCAGTAGGAACAGCCGTGGAGACAGCCTGTGACGGGGTTCCATGTGTAGTCACACCATTCGATCTTGGACTTGTTCATCGTCCACCTCTCAACAGATAATCAACGCCCCACCCGATGACGACAGCGGCGGCGATGAGCAGTGGGATGAGGGTTAGGCTTGTCATGGTGTGGCCTCCCGCTTGTTGAAGTGGTCGCAGGCGGGCTTCTTCGGAGCGATGACGATGCTCTCGTCAGGTGAAATGCATCCATCAGCGCAAAAGCACCTCCCCAAATGACACCCGTCATAAGGCAACGACCACAGTCCTGACTTACACTCGCCACACGTCTGCCATTCAGACCAGCAGGAAGCGCGGCCGCATGGGGTGATGATGGAGTTCCCAAGCCCACCCTTGGCGCACGGCCAGTCAGCGCACCCTTCGCAGCAGGGGAGTGGGGTTGGGGGCTTGTTGGCAGGATCGGACCAGCAAACGATTCCCTTCTCATCGTGAATGTGCGCGTCGAAGTGGTCTTGCTGCTTCTCAAGAACCTCCAACCACTTTTTGCAGGTGGCGATTTTCTCAAAGCACACCGCTATCTGCCCCTCCATTTCACCAATGCGAAACGGAGACACTTCTTCAAGGGCGGCGAGGCAGTCGTTCGTCTTGTGGGAGAAGTCAACCGACTCCTCCTCGAACGTCTCCAGTTCGGAGATGCGCATGTCGAGTGCTTCAAAGAACACCAACATCAGGTGGTCGTTCTCTGCCAACTTTCCACCTTGCCCTAGCCAACAGTCCAGTGCTTCCAGTTCTTTCATCTCTGCTCCTCTCGCGGGACTTCCATCGCCAGCCCCACTTGTTGTGCCATCTCGCGCAACTTCTGTGCGCCTTCAGGGTCAGGGGTCGGTTCGGGTGGAGTGGGAGGTTGGCGAGTGGCAAGGTACTCTTGGCGGCGGAGGGCGGCCTCGTGTGAGAGACGGTCAGCGTCCTTGGCCTCGGCGACCTTGGCGATGTATTCGAGGTAATGCTGATCGCGCCCGAAGAAGCTAGACATCATTCGCACGAACTTTGTGCCGATGTTGTCGAGGTTGTGTTGCTCTGTGCGGTAGAACTTTACCGCCTCAAGAAGTGATTCCTCGGTGATGGGGTGTCCGTCTGGGGTGGTCTTATCCTTAAGGGCTTTCTGCCAACCCTTCCAGGCACCCGTGTAGTTCTGTCCCCCGTCGCGGGAGGGGTAACATTCCTTCGCCTGCAAAAAGAGTGCGCTATGTGTACTTCTTTTCTTATTCTCTTCTATTCTTTTCTTAGGCATAGGGGGGGGCTTATGGGGGGGGCTATCGTCTTTTGCTCCCCACCTTGTTTCTGCGCCCTTCTCACCGTTGGCTTTAGACTCCTGATATTTGGCATAATCATCAACCATGCGCTGGTTGAACCAGATGCCGTCTGCCCCCTGCTTAAGTACCCCGTTGGCCTTGAGTATGCTCAGGTGATGCCTACATGTTTGCCAGTGGTATGCTGTCATCGTTGCTAGGTGCTTGGGGGGGGGTTCGACCCCCCCAACGGACAGGCAACCGTAGGGCTTACACCTGGTCATGGCCCGTAGCAGGTGCATGTACCAGCCCTGTGTATCGAGCGGGCAGAGAAGCACATTGGGGTCTCCACAGAAGTCGTCGAAGTCGAATTGTTGCCACTTTGGTCGGTCAGCCACTAGCCCTCCACTCTTTCAATCACGATCTCCGTCCTCGGGTTCCCCTTGTCATACCCAAACCTCAGCCCTGGCAACTCTGGGATGTACCTCGTGTCGTCATCAGGTATCACACCTGCGTACACGAGAGCGTCACAGGCGGCTTTGAATATCGGGGCGTGGTAGTTATCGAGGTCGCGCTTCCTCTTGTCGGGGAAGTACACGACAGCACTCAAGCGGACTTGCTCCATCGGCTTGACTTGCGCCTCTTTGAGAAGCACCCAACACTCTCTGTGCCAGAGTGCCTTGTACTTGATGCGGGTCCACCTTGACCGCCACTCGCTTGAGTTCTGCGAGATGGGGATGCGGGGGATGGTGATGGTGTATTTCATGCCGTGCTCGCGCTGGGATTTGCTCAAGATGCCTGCTCCTCAAATGACCTCTTGGCGAGTTGTTCCTTGTACCACTCAGGCAAGCCCGCCACGGCTTTGCGTTTCAGGTCAGACCCGAACTCGCGCCAGAGAAATGCCTTGATGTCCTCTTTGCACTCCTCCTCGATGTCCAGGTGAACTGCCTTGAGTAACTTGCCGATGTCACGGGGCGCGTTCTCCAGTTCGCCGTTGTCGGCGAGGTGTTGAACGGCCTTCTGCCAACGTGCCTCCGTTCGGTAGCCCTCCATGAAGATTTCCCAGCGGTTCTTTGTCTTGAACTCATCAGACCAGCCCTTGCGGTGGACTTCCTTGTACTTCTCCGAGACGAACTTCCCCATCATCACAGGCATGGGTTGACCGCCGAGAAGGAATGGGCGGGCGTAGTTCTTGCAGACAACGCCCTCCACGGTCGTGCCGCCGAGGATGCTCTCAAACTCCAGCAGGAGCGTCAGTTGATTGAGGGATTCGACCATGCCGTGATACAGCATCGGGACGGCCTCTATGCCGAGAACGTGCGCCCACTCTTGGAGGTTCTTGTGTTCGCTCTCAAATTTCATGGAGGTGTCCGAGACGCCGAACAGTATCAGGTTGTTCTCAGGCGGGCGGTCATAGCAGAGGACGTTGTGCTTTCGTTCCCGCAGATACTCTGCGTGGAACACGGTGTTGTCGGGTATCCTGTCCTCGATCGAGAGAACGTAGTCAACGGCCTTGTCGAACATCTTCTCGGGCGCGTCTTGGAATAACTCCTTGCCCTTGGAGCGCAGGCACAACTCACCTTCCACGCGCCCGAAGTTGAACTGTGACCCGTCCACTTTCTCGGTCACCTCGACGGGCTCTTTGAAAATGTCGCGGATGAAGTCTTGCCCGATGGTAAAGATTTTTGGGAACGCTCGGATGTTGCTCACGCTACCTCCCAGAGGGTCGGCTGATACTCAGGCCATGTGTGTATCAGGCACGTCTCCAAATCGTCTATCCGCGCCTTGTCCGCCCGCAGGTTCTTGATCGCGTGAGAGATGACCGCTGAATACTCGGCGGGGTTATCGCATATCCAGAAGCCTCTCTGGTCGCTGAGTATCGGGTACTCGCGCTCCAGCTCTCTGCGGGCGTACTGCAACTGGCGTCGGTTGCACCCGAGACACGCGCACAGCCAGTCCGAGGAGAGGGCGTAGCCGCGGCCCCGTGCGTATACGCGGAGGGTCAGGTGGAGGGCGAGGGGGAGTGAGTTGGGGTTCACCCGTTCCCCTTCTTTCTCTCATGCCAGCACTCGCAAACGTGCTCGGGGTATATCGGCCTGCGGTCAAGGTCACACTTCCATTCGTTGGGCGCCCAGTAGATGATGTCTTTACAGTGCTTGCAGTCGAACACACCTCTCAGTGCGGCCTCCGCTATCCTCATCCGCTCGGAGCCTTGCAGTATTGCCCCAGCGAAGGACTGAACTGCTGTTGCGAGGCAGTCAACGCAGTCGTTCGCGTTTACCTTCTTGCCAGAGTTGGCACAGACGTCATCTGCACAGAGGTCGGGGCACTCGATTTCACCTGCTGATATTTGCTTGAGTATGTCGCTCAATTTGTCTCCTCTCGCTCTTGCGCTACTCTCTGTTCAATCAGCGTGGGTATCACGGTGCAAGAACTCCTCCATGAACCACAGCCATCCTCAGCAACACAGGGGTGTCCATGGAGCAAGCACCTCGTTTTCTTGGGGTCTTCTCCTGGCATGAACCAGTACATACAACCGTGGCAACTGTGAGAACTTGTCATCTACTTCACCTCCCCTCTGAGCCGCTTGCACAAGCGCACCGCGACTCGCGCAAGATGCAGATTCTTGTAAGTGGCAGGGTCTTCGCGCATCGCGCATCGCTGGTCATATGGCAACAGGTCTTGCGCGAATACGAACAGCCAGTATTGCCACCGCTTGTTGAGCCATCCCCAAATGTCGATGATGTGACAGTCGGGACGGTCGTAGTTGAGAAGCCCCTTGTCACAGAGGCTTTTGATTATGTCTGCCTTGGTCATCGCGCCTCCTCGCAGTTGTCACTCGCACACTTCCACCGTAGCCAGTGGGTGCAGAAGCCGAACCACACTGTGACGGGGATATAGTCGTCATAGAGATGACAGGGGAGTGCCGAGGTTAAGGAATCTATCTCGGCTTGCCCCGTGTATCTGCACCCAAAAGCGCAGAGCGGCTTACTCACAGTGTCAACTCCCCCATCGAATACTCATCGCGCTCCTCAGTGGCTATCTCCTCCATGAGCATCCGTTGGCGCACGACAAACTCGTGATGCCTCTCGCGCTCGATCGCCCTCAGTCGTTCGTATTCCTCGATGAGCAACTCGGGAAACTCCAGGCGCAGAAGTCGGAGTTGGTTCTGAGCGTCCTTGATGTTCCAGTCGAACTCATCCTCGTGGATGAAGCCCCACGACGATTTCTCGTAGACCTTTATCTGAGTGCCTATCAACTGCTCCACGGAGCACTGTTGCTGGCGGAGAAAAGCGATTGCCTCGAGGCCCCCATTGAACGAGCCGAGTTCCTTGTCGAACGTGCCGAACTCATCGTCAATCTTGAGTTGCAAACATGGCGTGTATATCCCGTGGTCGGTGTGGATGCTGGGCGAGAAAGACGCCTCGCGGATTGTGCCGACAGTGTCTCTACGTTCACTCATCGCAACCTCCATTGGGGGAGTGCCGAGACAGGGCGTTGGCTAGTGGCTGGGACGGTTTGCCCCACCTCGGCGAAGAGTGCGCTCATGCCGCCTCATATCCTGGACAGTCGGCGTTGCACCCGTGATCGGTGTTACAGTCGGGGCAGTGGGGTGCGCGGAACACGCCGCTCTTGTCGGTGCAGTGACCAAGCGTACAGCCGTGCGCCCCTGGGAAGTCGCGGCTTGGCGGATCATAGATGTGGTGGATGCACATAGCGTCTCCTAGAACGGGTAGTCATCGCCCACGGGTGGCGGGTCGATATAGTTGGAGTCCGTCTGGATGAGCTTGTTGATGTAGACGTTCACATACGTCTTGACTGAGCCGTCGTCCCTGGAAACATCCTTGTGCTGCACCTTGATCTCGGCGCACTTGCCGATGAGGAATTGAGTCTTGATTGGGAGGTCCGAGAGCTTCGTGAGATCGAAGTTGAGTGTGAACATGTCCTGCTTCACAAACCCCTGACCGCGCTCCTCTTCGAGATAGTAGTACTTGCGAATCGTCGCGCCCTTGAATGGCCCCGACTCAGCCTGGAACGTGAGTACGAGTTGGAGATCGCCGTTGTTCGACTTCTCCACCCGCGCCTCGATGATGGACGCCTGATACAGGCCGTCGGGCAGGTAGCTGCGTTCCTTCACCTCAGTCTCCTCGTATGCCTTGTCGTGCGCCGCCAGAATGTCTGAATAGTCCTCGCTCATTTGTCCCCCTTAAATGCCGTAGTCACCGAATCCCAGTCGAGTGGCATAACTGCCGAAAGCCTGCGCATCCTGTCTCCCGCTTCCCAGTTCTCAGAAGGGTCGGCGTGGATGACACGCTGGAGTCCCTTGCCCTTGACCTCCAGCATTTCCGCGTAGAGGATGATGTCGCAAAAGCCGAGAAGGAACTCTCTGGCCTTGCCCGTGATTGTAGGAACTGCCTTGTTGATCTCAGCGGAGCGTGTCTTGATCGTGACATCTTGCGCGTGACTCACGAGCCACAGGCCGCGGGGACCCTGCGCCAGCTTCGTCAAAGCCCGCTTGAACTCGCCCGTCACGAGGCCCCATGTCTTGCCAAAGTCATCTTTGTCCGAGGGGTGGGTGCATCCGTGTTTCTTGCAGACATCCTCAAGGCACTGCTGGTAGAGGTTGTCCACCGTGTCTATGACCACGGTGTTCCAGCGCTTGTCGTCGATGAGCGCCGCGCAGAAGTCAAGGAACTGGGCCCACGTGGTGATAGGCACTGAGTAGACCGAAAGGGCTATTGTGCCGTTATCGGTGTCCGCATAGATCGCATCGGCCTTGGAAAAGAAAGTGGTCTTGCCGATCTTGGGGACTCCGTAGAGTAGTCCCTTGACCTTTTGTATGTCTGTCTCGGGGACGGTCGGTGAATCGGGCAACTTGAAATCACTCATCGGCTACCTCCTGGGTAAGCTCTGGGTTGGCTACGGTGGTTACTTCGTACATATGCCCCGCGTCTTCACCACGGCACAGGGGCAGATATGAGCACCCTCCCCACTCAGCGCAGCGTGACGTGTTGCGATACCACAGGTCGTGTTTGCGGGCATAGGCAATCGTGTGTGCTATGCGCCACAGATCCCGTTCCCACTCGCGGACCCTCGATTGGTCAACGAGGATGTCATACTGGTGGAAGTAAAAATCAAGGCGCGTCTGGTAGTCGGCCTCGAGCCGTGTGCAGAACCCTTCCACCGTTTCTTTTTGTGTCTGCCCGATAGAGGGCTTGCGGATGAAGCGATAGATTACATGTGCAACAGATACGCCTCTGGCGCGTTGGAGGTTGGACACTTCATTGAGCACCTGCATATCCAGGTCGAGCTTCGCGATGTCGGCGGGGTTGATCTGCGCCGTGGTCTTTTCCTCGATGATCGTTGCCCTGTCGCAGTTGTCGATGAAATAGCCGTCGGCCTTGCCAGCCGTGCAGAATTTCTTGGATGTGCGCCCCGTGTCGGGGTTGACAATCGGCTGCAACCACTCAGGCTCACGCTCCACATCAGGCGGGTCGTCGAACGCAAGCGCTGCGCCTCTGAGCATCCCTGTGATGAGAGATTCATCCTTGGCCTGTTTGTCAGCGTCGGACTGCGAGAGGATACGTCCCTTGCGTATCTCATCAATCGCCCAACCTTCGCCTTTCTCGCGCCCCTCGTGGTAGAGACTCCCGACATATCGTCCTTCTTTGACCGCTATGGGACGGAGAAGACGGACGTGGCGAAGGTTGAACTTCTGCGGGCAATCATAGTCTCGTATCATCGAGTAGGTCAGTGGTGGATACTGCTTCGTCTCCAATGCCATCTCCTCTCAGTCATCTCTTCCTGCCGCCTCACAGGGGAACGTCTTGAGGCCGAATGACTCCGACCCCCCCTGCGAGGCGAAAGCAAGTGACGGCTAGGCCGTGAGAACGTGCCCGCGCCATCTACGCCACACGTGCATCACGTACCACTGGCGTATCCTGTGGACAGTCATTCATCCCACCCTCTTTTGCTGCTTCCTCGTGCGTCTCTTCCTCACGCTCTTGGTTCGCCATGACGACCCTGTATGCGAGTCGTTTGATCGGGTCGCTCAAGTCAAGACTCATGGTTGCCACCTCCTGTGTCAGAAAAGAAAAGCTCCCCGACGGGTACGCCGAGGATTTCTGAGATTCGCTTCATGTGTTGGCTTCTTGGAAGGTTCTGCCCGTTGGTCCAGTTGTAGACCGTGTTGGGGATGACTCCGAGGTCCTTGGCAAGAGAGTAGGCTGACTTGCCTTGCCGCTGGAGTTCTTGTTTGAGTCGAGTCATGCGCCGCCTTTCCTCAAGCAACTTTAAGTGTGGTGTCATATTACCCCCTAATGTGAAAGGTTGTCAAAGATCAGGGGCAAACCCAGGACGATCAAAGACTGTGGCGAGTACCTGGGTGAGTTGGGTTTGGGGCTCGACGACACAGAGGAAGTAATCGCCATAGTCAAATTCAAGTTGGCGCGAGCAAAAGGCCAGGGGAGGGCGAGTGCATAACTGGGGGGTTGGCATACTGCCGCGTCATTAAAGGCAACTTTGGGGGGAGATAGATTTGACTGACACAGGAATGCCGAATCCAAGACTCAGCAATCAGTTGAGAAAGGTCAGCGAGACAGAAAAGGAATCCATCCTTGCCACCATCGGCAGTTACCTAGTCGACCGCAAGTTTCTGCCGCACACACAGACGCCTGGATTCTATGTCTATGAGAAAGTGACTCCCGTCAACGGGGCGCTCGCCATACTCCTGCTCCTGTGCTTCCTCGTCCCAGGGATAGTCTATCTGCTCATTGGCCCCTCAAAGCAGGTGGTATCTCTGCAATTCATTCCCAATGAGCGCGGGGTGATGCTGGATATCAAAGCGCCCTCAGTCTACATGGAGCAGATGATACTGAAACAGATACAGCCGTACTTGGAGGCGTCATGAAGCGCGCATTCGCATATGTCAGGGTCAGCAAGGAGGACCCCACTGATGAGAAGTGGGGCGCAGACTCTCAGCGGCAGAGAATCATCGAATACTGCGCTTTCAAAAAGTGGGAGCTTGTAGACATCGCCGAGGATAGGAACGTGTCGGGCGTGACGCCCTTCGAGCAGCGGGCGGGGTGGAGCAGGATAGCCGCCCAGTTTGCCAAGGGTGACATCGTCATCGTCAGTGAACTGACCCGCTTCGGGCGCAGGCTGTCCATGACCCTGCTCATGCTCGAAGACCTCCAGGAGCGCGGCATGGAGATAGCTTCACTGGAGAACGACCTTGACACGACGACCCCTGTAGGACGTCTCGTGCTTCACATACTGCTGTCCTTCGCAGCCTTCGAGCGGGAGTTGTTGATAGCGCGTCTCAAGGCGGCACACGCTGAGATCCACAGGCAGGGCAAGGCCCTCGGCTGCAGGCCACCGCTCGGCTATGACTATGACATCGAGTCCCGTCAGTGGAGCGTGAACGAGGATGAGGCTGAACTTGTCAATCGCATATTCGACCTCAAGCTGGCGGGCTACGGGTTTCAGGCTGTTGCCAATAAGTTGACGGAGGAGGGGTTCTCGACGAAGCGCGGGGGATCCTGGCGCACGAACACTATCAAGCGAATCATCGAGTCTCGGAGGTACATCGGCGAGAGAGATTACAATGACCAGGTACTGCCGATGAACATCCCCGCCATTGTCGAGCGCGATATGTGGGAGATGGCACAGGCGTCTATCAGACGTCACGGGTATCAGGTGCAGGGGACATACGAACTGTCGGGACTTCTCCACTGCGCAGAGTGCGGGCACGTGCTCTACAGGGTGAGACGGTGGAAGGACGGAGTGGCAAACGGACAGGCTGACTGGAGATGCCCCGAGTGCAAGAGCGTGGCGATACGTGACTCGATCGCCCTGCCTGCAGTGGAGAACGCGCTGTTCGCCTACCTGGACCCGAGCTCGAGCGAGTACAAGGCCGCGGTCAAAGAAGCACAGGCGTCAGCGAAGAAGGGGCAGGGGAGACTCGCCACGCTCCACAAGCGTCTCTCGGCGCTCGAGCGCAAACAGTCACGGCTCCTGGATGAACTGGCGCGAGATGATACGACTCTGACACGAGAGGCGTTCGCGAAGAAGAACGCTGAGATACAGGGGCAGATTGACGAACTGGTAGAAGCGGCTCAGAAGCTCGAGGATGACAACCTTCTCAGCCGACGCCCGCGGGCCCTTGGCGATATCCGCTCAGACTGGCAGACGCTGGACGTGGCAGACAAGCAGGCGACGCTGGCAGACTTCGTCGAGCGGGTGGACATCGTGTCACCGAATGGAGTCAGGGGTGCGGACAGAGTAGTCATCTCCTGGCGAACGTTACACGTGTAAGATTGCCGCCCACGACTACAGTCATTGGTGGGATTCCTACACGGCAGGCCACGAGAAGCACGGAGAAGGCTCAGGAAGGGAGACGGACATGGAGATGATAGGAATATCGAAAGAGGCTCATCGGCGCGAGCGTGGGCCACCACGTGAACGCTGAGTGATACTTGCGCCCTCTCGGCCAGACGGAAAGCCCCCTCCAGGCACACCAGACGGTCGGGAGGGTGCTTCTATTTTTGATAATCGGGGTACTAAAGAAGCAGGTCGCGGACATCCAACACAACGTCGTTTCTGCGGTGCCCGCCCTCCATGCGAGGTTTGAACGGGTTGATTTCCACGAACACGGCTCCGAGGTCAACAGGCTTGTACTCGGCCACCTCCGCGTATCCTGTCACGCCTTCCTCGAGCGTCCTCAAGTTTGACCCGCACTCGACCAGGATGATCTTGCGCTCCTGGAGTATCGGCTTGCCGCTGTTGGCGAACCGCACGCCGAGGGCAGTGTCCCTATCGGTGATCTTGTGATGAGCGTGACCGCGAGCATAGATATCACAGCCCTCGATTATCTGCTCCTGGTCCTCGAGCTTGTTGAGTTTCGTTCCCCTTTTACGCCCGCCACCGTGGCCGTGCGTTGCGTGGATGACGATTCTGCGGCCTATGGGTTTGCCCTTGCCCGACGGTATGCGGAACGTCCATGCGAAGACACAGGAGTAACCGCCATATGTCACTCCCAAATCCTCACAGAGGTTGCGGGTGATGGAGACATCATCATTGAGCTCGAAAGTGCGCTCGTGGTTGCCGTCCATCAGCGCGAGGATTTTCCCCTTGTCGGCGAGGGGCTTGAGCAACCTGCGGCAGTACCGCTCTTGATTGCCGATGAGGTTGCCAAGGTCTTTCTGGAACATCGGGTGTATCGCATTGGAGTCCGAGCGCCTATCTGCTCGTTTGATGCACTCTGCCATGTCGCCAATGACCAGCGCATAGCCGTCCTTGTCCTTGAGGATATGACGGGCAGTCCGCTGGAGCATGTCATAGTCACAGGCTCGCGCCCCTACATGCCAGTCTCCCCATATGTAGAGGCGCACCTTGTGATTGTACTTGGGAACCGCTGTAGTGCGGTGGAGGAGTTCCATTATGCGCTCGCAGGTGGTGTCTGGATCGGCGGTTGCGGGGTCTGATATACGGGTGCCGATGTCTCCAGAATCTCACTCGCGACGGGCTGCGATAATCGCGAGCCGTAGCTGATACCCGCGAGAGCGGTCACACAACTGGTAGCCGCGCCAGCGAATACCATTGTGACTGTCCCGTCTCGGGTCACGATAAAGACGATCGTGGCACATGCGGCGAAGACAGCGGCCAGTGCGCCGAGGATGACTTTGGTGATCGTGTCCATGTAGTTCACCTCCTATTCCGTGTACTTGATTTTCATGGGTTGTCCGTTGACCGATTCAACCTTGAGGTCAAAGGCGAGGTTGGGCGGGAGGTTAAAGTGCTTTGCCACATCGACGGCAAGGTGCTTGTCGGGGGCGATGTTAGCTATGGAACCCTCCACAAGTATTTGCTGGCCTCCCGTGGCAGGGGTCATCAGGATACGCGCCGCCAGTGGAGCACCGCCACAGTTCATGATGTCTACGTAGATCGGCTTGCCCTTTGTGAATGAGCTATACCTGTCCACCGTCACGCCGTAATCGCTCATGCTGATTCCCATGTCGTCGTCCTCCTGTTTGGGGTTACTGTATTTCGGCAGGATGTACCAGAAGCGCGTACTCCCGTTGATAGCCCTCGTGACGCGCTCTACTCTGTTGTTGTGATTGCCCTCGATGAGTGCCATGTACCCGCCCGAGACGGCCTCCACGATTCCTATGTGGTCGGTAATCCCACCGTCGCCGTAGTCCATGATGGCGATTGCGCCAGGGATAGGGGCGGGGACTTCTTCACCGTGTCTGCTGCCGACGGTCAGGAAGTCGCCCGAGTAAGCTGACTTCAATCCGTGGACAAGCGCGGGGTCTATGTGGTGAAACACCCAGTCCACGAATATCGCGCACCACTGCCAGCCTTGGGATTCGGAGCCGTACCATGCGTGGTAGGGTGTGCCACTGTTGGAGCCCAGCGGGTTCTCCGCGACTCCAAGTTGAGAGCGGGCGAGATTGAGAACGTCTTGTGCGGTTGCCATTATTCCTCCGCGATGTAGAGCGCGTGGACCCAACAAAAAAGCCGCCTCGCAAGACGGCGTTTCCAGCATCTCCAACGCTTCATGTCAGAACAGAACCTTGACCGCGATAATGATATTGAGAATGAGCAGGGCGAAACCGAACAGTCCGATGACCGCGCCTTTCCACGAGCCGATGAGTTTCTTCCTCGCGGCCTTTTCCTGCACGGGTTGCTCGAGCACCGTCACCCGTTCCTCCAGTTCGGCGGAGCATATCTCCAGGTCAGCGCCCTGCGTCTGCACGAAGGCCTTGAGGTCGTCCACCTTGCCCTCGACGCGGCAGACGTCCTGGCGGATGCTGTCCAGTTTCCCGTTGGCTATGTTGCCCTGCATCTCAACCAGCGTCTTCACCTGGTCGAAGGTTGCGTATTCCATGGTTGGCCTTTCTAGTCCCTGCAAACGTCGATAGTCCAGAAATTGCTCATGGCCGTGACCTTGTTCGCCACTGCACCTCTTGCGCGTATCTCAAAAACGTAAGAACCCACGGCGTACAGCGCGTCATAGAGGACGTTGCACCCGTCCCTCTCATCTGTTGCGGGTGCGCCCGTGTTTTGGCAGGTGGCATAGTTGTAGTCTCTGAGAGTCACGCCTCCCGCACCCTCATAGATATAAAGCTCGCCCCAGTACTGCACGTTGTCCTCGGCGAACATGGCGCACTTGGCGTTGACCCTGATGTACGAGGGTTCATAAAGAGTTACCGTGCGAGACGTGCTGATGAGCGTCCCTGGAGCGGCGTTCACCGCAAGCAGGGTGTTGGCAAACGCTTCTCCAAACTCCCGTCGCCACACCTTCGGTATATTGATATTGCGGCGTGAGTCACCGAGTTTCTGTATCATCTCAATACCCCGTTGCCTGTAGTCGTGCTATTTGGATGTCAGTCCTCGAGACGGGTTCTGTGGGAGTGACATCGAGAGTGTAGGGGTCGTGGTTGTATTTCAGTGACTTGATCTGGAAGGTGGCGATGTCATTCACCCCCGCCAGCAAATCATCAGTTGGTAGCCAGTCCACAACTCGCACATTCTGCCCCGATCGCGGCTCGCCAAGATGATGCTCCACGCCCAGTGAGTCAAAGATTCGGTTGCAGGTGAACTCCGCGGCTACCTTCAGTGCGGATATCTCAGCGAGGCGAGTATTCCCCGCTTGCGTAGCCCCTGCTGTGGTGATTTTCCCTGGTATCTCCAGCGTTCGCGTGACAACTCCACAAAGGGCCTGCATCGCCGCATTGTTGAGCGTGATGTTCTGGTAGTGCGACCCGTCCTGTGTGTAGCGCACTCTCAGCCTTGTACCGAACCCCTCTGGATTCGGGGCTATGGCGAGGTCTTCACAGTCGCCCGTGTAGACATACCAGTCAATAACCGTCGGGGTCTTCGCAGTGAAGTCTATTGCGAGGTCGAGCCACACCCCGTAGTCATAGTTGTTGCCAGCGTTCAACTGCTCGAGCGCGGCTGAGTAGTAGGTGGACGGCGCAAACTCGAACCTTGTACCTACGGGGTAGGCGTAGTCAGTCAGCGCCACCGTTCCCGCGACAAGTTCCATGTCCGCATCTGCCAACATGACAGCGTTGATGAACGTGGACATGAGATACCCGCCAACCCCTGCGGTGATATCCGCCACAGTGTCCAGCTCATTGAGCCTGCCGCTCCATCCGAGACAGTCGATACTCAGAGTATCGGGGTTGATCGAGCGTGCGGGCTTATTGATGTAGCCCTCCCACAGTCTCAATGGCCCCATGCCTATCTCAACGCGGTTCTTGTAGACCGCATCCGCCCAGTATTGCGCTACGGGGCGGTGGAGTTTGTAAGACGCCAGCGTGAACCCGCCAGGGTTGCACGACTCGAAAGACAATCCCTCGAACACGTCAGGGTTCCATGCCGTCTTTGCCACATGCTCCGTGAGATTAGCCAGTTCTTTTGTGCCGTCTGCCGTGGACACTTTGACGTAAAGTGCCTTCGGCGGCGGCTCGATGACCTTGATCCTGTCGCGCACGAAAGCGTAGACATCGCCGCCCCATATGTCAGGTGCGTCTAGGCGGTCTACCTCTTCCGCGTAGGTGTTGTTCGTGAAGACCCTGATGTAGCCCCTGAACCCGCCCGACTGTGTATCAGGGTTCGTGTTCGTGTCGAACCCTGCCACGCTCGCCAGCGAAAGAGTAGCCGTCCCTCCTGCGCTGACCGCACTCGCCAGCAACGCCCCTCCATAGGTGTAGAGCCTGACGGCATATCCCGTGGGGAGTCCTGTCACTGGGATGTTGAGCGAGGTCATGCCCTGCGCGTAGGCTACGACGACCGTACCCCTTGAACCGCCAGCGGTGTTCGGGTCTCCGAGGATGAGCCACTGTTGATTGGCGTAGGCGTATGCGTTGTTTCCCGTACCCAGTACCGCGGCATAAGCGTTGGAGAAGCACGTCCCGTAGACCCTCCCTGTGGAAGGGCGACATTCTATCTCATGGATATAATCCGTGGTCAACAGGACGGGGGTGACACTTGAGAAGTTCACCGCGCCGTAATAGTTTCTCACCTCATAGACCCCGCCGAGAGAACGCCTGTAGGCCATCCCAGGCTCTTTGCCCTCAACAAAAGCCGCTGCTGGGATTGCGGCGAGGTCTTCCACCAGTGCGTTGTATATAACCTTCGCGGCTGTTCCCGCTGTCCATTGGCTCTTGACCCTGACAACCCAATTCTTGTCAGCGGGGAGCGCGGTCTTCTTGACTATCCACGCTGAGTCGGCTTCGGCAGCAGACGTGTTGACGGTGATACCGTTGTTGACAGTGAGGCTTCCACCGCCCGACACGTAGCCGTTCCAGAGTGCGCCGAGGGACAGCCCCGCGAAGGGGTCATGGAATAGTTTGCCGAGAGTCGTGCGCGTCAACATGGTCTAAGCCTCTGGCACGAGCAGGTAGAGTGCGTCGTAATCGAGATAGAGGTTGACATACGAGTACGGCTGCGTTGGCGAGTCGCAGTTGGCGGCGTCGTAGTTGGTGGAGAGAAAGAACATGGAAGTGTCGCCAGGGTAGAGGAGTATCGGCAAGGTGCCAGTCGTGTAGTCCATGATGCTGCGCCTGTAGCCCGCAATCTCCCGCATGAGCAGCGCGCTCTCGTTCATCTGGACGCCGTCTATGTCGAGAGTGTTGTCGTGGCACTTGAGTATCCCGCCCTCCATCGGCACAAAGGCCAGGTAATCTATCTCAGATGTTGCCGTGCTGTTCGTAACATTAATGGTTACTATCAGCGTCGCGGCAGCAAGGTCATCATGGGGGTCGGTGCCATACTGCGGCAGGTGTATCGGCTTGAACGCGGCAAAAAGCGCGTTTGTACCAGAGATGATGGCGCGGTCGGAGGAGCCGTAAGACACGGCGTCTACGTCGACTTCTGCATAGTAAGGATTCGCATACAGGACATCTAGCGTGCAAGTTGCTGTTCCCGCAGCGCTTCGCTTGTACTTGATGATAGGCCAGTACCAGCCGCCTATGTCCTGCATGGAAAACGCTGGGTAAGTATTGTCTCCAGCTGCGTCGTCAAGGCGCACATAACCCTCGAGAGCGCTTGTGGCGGAAGTGGACTTGTATGACACCGTGCCGACATCCATCTTCATGACCACTGGCGCTTGCCCCTTCTTTGTCCCGATGACGACGGTGTCGAGGTTCACGTTGCCGTCGGCGTACAGTACGTCCTCCACGGTCAGCAGCGCGGGTGTGGGTACATCGCCCTTGATGTTGTCGAAGTACAGCGTGGCGGGGTTTTCGGCGCGATTGGCATAGTTGCCAGCGGCTATCGCGGGGCGGGTGAAGTACTCAGACTCCGAGAAGAACATGTCCGTCACGTAGACAGTGGACACGCCGTTGATTGCGTTGGTGAAAGTGCGCTTCACCTGCACCGTGCCAGCGGGGAAAGTCACCGCTTCGGGTGAGCCTATGGGGTGGATGACGGCATTGCACAGTGCCCTCTCTGTGGCGTTCTCCCATGCAGTACCAGGGTTGTATGCGTTGACAAGGGTAAGCGTCCCTACGGACGCCGCGCCAGCATCGAAACACTCCACTGATACGGTGAAGGAAGCATTGCCCCCGCCTCCATCGCGCTTCGCCCACAGGTGCCATGTGTGATGCAGTGAAGCGTCAACGGCGATGTAATTCACATCGGTGTAAGATGCCGAAGATCCCGCGAGAGCGGCAGTGCCAAGGCGCGCCGAGATACCATTTGTGCGGAATGTAGCATCAGCGGCGATGAGGCATGAGGCTCCGTTGGCGGTCGTGGGGTCCCAGTGAGTCTCACCGTCGGCGAAGATATCGTCGGGGCCGAGCGCTTCACAGATGGTGATCCTGTCACGGGGCGCACGGAGGAACGGCTTTGCCTCGATGGTGAAATCAAGGTTGGATATCGTGGTCAGGTCGTAATCCCGTATCCACGTCTCGAACCAGTCGGGCGAAGCAATCTCAGCGGGCGGCGATACTACGTCTATGAACAGCGGGTCAGTCCACCCGTCAGCTTGCCACATCAGTATCGGGTTGCTTTCAAGAAATGCCGCCCACAGTGCGCGGGCGTTGGCGGACAGGTCGGTGTTGGAGGTGCCGAAGACGTTCATGCGGACGTGCACCTCGCGGTTCTCCCACTTGAACTTCGACACGTCGCGCCCGTCTCCACTGGAGGGGTCCCGCCACTGGTAGCGGGGTTTCGGCATGGGGAACAGGATCTCATCAACACAGAAGTCCACGCCGTCGTTTATGTCGAGCAGCACAGATCCCGACGTGCCGCCAGTGATGGAGTATTCATAGTCCACGAATTTGAGCAGGTCTGCCATATCAGAAACGCCCTCCACTCATGCTCAGTGCCTGTGCTCGATTGCCCTGAAAACGGCTGACACTCTTGGCGATGACTTTGCCGTCGAGTTCAAGGATGGTGGTGTGGTAAGTCGAACTGGGCGCGGTCTGCACAGGCGCGTAATCCTTCGCCCGTATCATCTTCATGAGGTTGTGCTGGTCTGCCTGAGTCAGCACGAGCTCGCCCTGATGCACGAGCGCAAAGCCCGTCTGTGCTACTGGCCCGCCCTCGGCGAAACCCGCGGGGTTGGCCTCGCTCCACTTGGCCTTGAAATACTCGGACAGGTCGTCAACCACCGTCTTGAACTTCTCTACCGACTCCTGCATCCCGTCGAAGGTGACTTCCATCTTCTTGAGCGAAACTTCCTGACGGGCGAGAGACGCTTCCTGGTTGGCGAGTTGCTTCTCGCGCACGGCTATCTCGCGCTGAGTGGCCTTGATCTGTGCGTTGATGGCACTCGCGGAGCCTTCCTTGACAGGGTTGAGCAACTTCTCACGGGCGCGCTCCAGCGGGTCGAAGGTTATCTGTGTCAGCAGGTCGGCCTCTTCTTTGGCGCGCTCAAGGTCATCGGCCTGTAGCTGGAGAAGCGCGGCCTGCTCGTAGTTGTGCTTGTCCTCCGCCTTCATGATGGCGAGTTTCAGCCCGTTCAACTTCTGTTCCTGCGCGAAGGACTTATCATCAGCCGCCGTCTGCCCCTTGAAGCGCATTTCCGACAACTGGTCAAGGCGCTCATTGAGCTTCGAGATACGGTCGCTGGTCTTCTCGATGGCCTTCTCTGTGGACTCGATAGCCTTCTCAGCGGATTGCATCTTCTTCTCGTAAGCGCCAAGGGATGCGGTGGCATTGTCGTAAGCGGCGCGTATGTTGCGCCAGTCGGCGAGTGCGGCGAAGTTGCCAGCGGTCATGCCGATGATGGCTGCTTCGACTTCCGCGAAGGGCTTAGAATCCATCTCGGCTTTGAGGCCACCGAATGCGTTTGCGATAGTCTGGTAGCCCTGCGCGATGGTATCTGCACTACCCGCACCAAGCATCCCGCCACCCGACATGCTGCCACCTGAATCACCCGAGGATGGAGCAGGAGGGCCAAGTTGCTGGGGTGCATTAATCTTGGGAGTGGATGGATTGGCGTCGAGTATTGCCTGGAGGCGGGAGTTGAAACTTCCCAACCAACTGTCAGGGTCCCAGCCGCTTGTCACTGGCGGATTGATCTTGGGGGTGACGGGTTGAGAGGCGACGATCTGCGCCAGCAGGGTCATGACATTTTGCATCTCCTGGCTGACTGGGGGGCCAGCCGCCATGACGCCATTGATTATTTCCTGCATCTTTGAAGCGGTGCGTTCACCTGCGGGAACAGCGGCAACCTGAGTGCTGATTTGCTCCATCATCCCGCTGGCGGCAGCCTTGATCTGCGGGTTGGCGCGTCCTTCTGCTTCGAGGATCTGCCCGAACAAGTCGGTTGCAGCATCCTGCACCATGGGCGACCCGTCAGTCAGGCCCGTTATTATTCCATCCATCATGTCGCCAGTGATGCCAGAGAGCCCCTTGACATCAAGCGCGTCAGTCAGGGCAGTTGACGTTCCCTTGATCTCATCTATGGCAGCCTTGGCATCGCGCTTGAGCCTGACATACCCCGCATCGAGGTCATTGACGTTTTTCTGCGCGGATGAGGTGTCGGCCACCACCTTGACCCTGTCCATCCCCGCACCCTTGAGTTTCGCGGTGACAGCATCAACGTCTTTGGCATCAACCTCTATCTTCGTGACTTTTCTGCCACCCTTGAGCCATGACCATGAGCCCTCCATCTCTCTGACCTTGTCGATAACATTGGTCGAGTCGATGTCCACCTTTATCTTTTTGGCTGGGCTTTCGAGAAGGTTATAGAGTGTCTTGGTGGCATCAATCGCGCCCATGATGGGGTTAGCTATGTCGCCCCCTATCCTGGTTCCCCAACTGAGTATCTCTGGGAGTTTGATGGCGCTGAGCCCTTTGAAGACGAGCCCAAGCCCCTGGAGTTGTGTGGTGAACGTCGCGATGAACGGCCCACCGAGGGCCTCTTTCAAGTCGCCAAACTTCGACTTGAGGATGTCTATCTTGCCAGTGAGCGTATTGCCGAGGGCGGCGGCTGACCCGCCAAACTCAGCGTTCAACTCGGCGATGATGACTTTCTGGGCGCCCAGCATGTCGCCCGCTTCCATCAGCTTCCTTATCATCTTCTCTTGCGAGTCGGTGAACATGACGCCGTAACGCCTCAGTGCGGTGAGTCCCTTTATGGGGTCGTTGAGTGCCTTGCCGACTTTGAGCACAGAGTCGCGAAGGTCTTTCTTCATCGCCACCGACATGTCGAGTGAGGCACGGGTGGCCTGGTCGAATATGTCGTTGCCCTTGCCTACTTCGTTACGGATTTGGCGGAAGGTGAGAAGCAGGTTCTCGCCCGACTTCACGACCTCATCATCGACGCCGCTCAAGTCTCGCAGTTGGCTGCCGAGATTCTCGACGTGTTCCTTGGAGACGTTGGCGACACCACCAGTGGACTTGATGACTGCTACTGTCTGCGCCGTTACCTTGTTGACTTCCTCGGCGGCACGGGCGCAGGAGAACAGTGCAATACCAGTGGCGGCTACTGTAGCGGCAGCAACCCCGATCGTGCCGAGGGTCCCAAGGGAACTCCCCACGGCACTGAGTTTCCCAGCGGCTTCTCCACCGAGGCCCGACATGGCCTTGAGTTGCGCCCCGAGTCCCTTTGCGCTCTTGTCAGCGTTCTTGAAGATGCCGATAGTGGGCACGGCAGATTCACCCACGGCCTTAAACCCGTTGGCGGTGTTCGCCAGAACAGCCTCAGTCTGTTTCAGGCCGCCCGTCGTCAGGGTCTTGTCCAGGGCGGTCATGATGCCCTTGGCCTGTGCTGCGCCTGCTTTGAGTGGTGCTATGTTTAGCCCGACTCTCGCCGAGATTTCTCCAAGGTCGATTCCCATTACTTTGCCTCGTATCGTGGGTCATTGAGCATGTCGAACTTCTTTGCCTCGCCGCTCTCGCGCTTCTGCAGGTCATCCAAAAGCTCAAGGTATCGCCAAAACTCGCTGACCTTGAGCTTGTCTACATCGCGGGGCGTCCAGCCGAAGCGCACGGCGAAACTAAAGCGCCCCGAGTCGATGAACTGTTGGAGGGTTACTCCTGCGCCGCGTCGCTTTTTGGAGACGCGGAATCTAAAGGGATTTCCGTTAGCGCCATGAACACCTTGCCGCTGAACTCCACGCCGAGCTGGTAGAGCGGCATCTTCTTGAGCTTGTTGCGGGTGAGCTCGGGGTATGTATCGTGGAGCAGCAGGAAGTAGAACTCGACGGTTGCGTTGATGCCATCGGCGTCGAGCAGGCTTGCGGTGCCAGCCTTCTCCTGCGCCTTCTCATAAGCCGCGATGATCTTCAGCCACTGGTCTACATCGAGGTCTGGAAGGGCGTAGTCCTTCTTGTCCACCTTGATTCTCAAATCTGGCATGATGCCTCCCTGGGGGTAGCCCCCACCCGCCCAGGGAAGGGACAGGTGGGGGATTGTCGGGTGTCTATACGGTCGGGATCACTGTCAGCTTTCGCCAGCAGAACGTTCCCATGGCGGTCGGGGTGTAGTTGGGGTTGTCCACGCACTTGATCGTGACCTCCTGCGTGGGGTACTCCTCCTGCCCTCCGCCCTCGGCGATGAACGCGGGTTTGCACTGCGGGAAGTGCAGTTCCTTGAACGCTTCGGTGTTGGAGCCGTCCACGATCTTGAGATACAGGCGTATCTCGTAGTCGTAGGCGTCCTCCTGCTCGTCGGGCGTCGGTGCACAGTAGCCCGTGGCGCACGGAGGCGAGGAAGCATCGTAGGTGATGGTCCCTACGCTTCCCGCGAGGATGCGCTGTATCTCGGCATCTTCGCAGCAGAACGAGAGCTTGAGCGAGCCGCCAGTGAGCGAGTCGTCGCCCTGCATGACGTTCTTGATGCGCCCGCCGCAGCGGAGCACGGAGCGCTTGCCCTCTTCTATCTCGGGCGTCCAGTTCCAGTCGATGATGTTGTCCGAGATATACCACTCGGGACCTGTCGAAGGTGCACCTGTGGCTGAGAGGCGTTTGAAGTGAACCTCTACAGGCTCGTAGACGATGAGGCAATCACAGTCTGCCATTTGCTTTCCCTCCTTTCGGGGAATTAAAAAAGCCGCCCGTGGGGCGACTTCTGGAGTAGCCTGGTTGAGAGAGGCTTACTTCGCGAACTTGTGCCGTTTCAGATACTCGCGCTCCTGGCGCGTCAGGCCGTGGACTTCACAGCCCTGGACCAGTTCAACAATGCAGTTCTCAAACTCCACGTTGCAGGTCCTTGTGGCGATGAGTTGTTTCCTCGCCGCTCGATTCTCCCGTTGAGGCGGGGAGAAGTCGGAGTGAATCTTGGGGTACACTTTTGTTTTCCTCCTTGTCGTGCTACCTGCACGCAGGCGCTTGCATCAACCCATGGCCTTTACCTAAGTAGTGAAGGGGACGGGTATCCAGAACAAGAGGCGTATCACAGAGGCGTTCAACTGCTGGTTATGTCCGTCCATGCGTGAGTCCTGTATGTATTGAGGCTCGTATCGTGCCCCCGAGGGACACACAACGGATTGGTGATGTAGACAGGACACGACGTTGTCGGCGATGGGGTCTATGGCGATGATGTTGTACTCCTCGCCCATGACCAGCACCTCGAGTTGCATGTGATGAGCGCACTTGGAACGGTTGACCGTCGGGATCTCGCCCAAGAAGGCCATCTCGAGAAAGGGCTTTTCGGTATCGGCGGGTGCCGTCCACTCGTCGAACACCTTGCAGACTGGCGGCGAAGAGGCGTCGTCTATCCCAGCAACACAGTTGCAGAGGTGGTCATGTATGCCCTCGCGGATATCTGCGTAATCCATATCATCCGCCCCTTACAAAGCCCGTGCCCTTGACGATAGCCCTCAGTTGCGCCCACAGGGCAACCAGGTTATGTCGGCGCGCCGCCTCGATGATCTTGTATCTGCCGTCGAAGAACCACGACCGCTCCAACCACTCGTTTGTCTTGATGTCGCCGTAGATCGTGGAGGTTATCTTCGTGGCACCAGCGTCAGTTTGAGACTGGATGGCCGCCGTAGCCGCGCCCGTCTGGTCCTGCCAGCGCTTCTCCGTCTTGGCATATGCCACTGATGACTTGATGTGTCTGTCCATCGCGCCCTCGCAGGCTTTCACCATGCCCGCGACTGTCACTGTGAGTTTTGCATTGACTTGCGCTGACCCGCTCATGCCGCCACACAATCTGCTTGCGTGTGTTCGTTCAGGTTCGCATCGTCGTACCTGCGGACGCCCACAATGCGATATGTCCTGCCCTCGTGGACAAACGTGTCATAGGATGCATGCCCCACAATGATGTCCACGGTGATACCGTCCACGAGAAGCCCCAGGATGACCGTCTTGACCTCGCCCTCGGCGATAGTCACTTCGGACTGGTTTCTCGTGGCATAGTGGTAAACGCGCCCCGTGAAAGGTGCGAGTATCGCATCAGTGAACGAGAAGCCGCCCACGTTGGGTACCTTCGTGTGGCGCGTGATGGTGATTGTGCTGGGGTCGGCAGCGATGATCGCGGCTATCATGACTCGAACCTCGGGTCTATGCCGTCGTGATACTGCTGGCGGTGCTCCTCTGGAAGCGGCTCGTCCCTGCGCGTTGCCATCGCCGCTTGAGAACCCATGAACTCGCGAGAGCGGTTGATGCAATAATTCTTGTCCACCGTGACTGTGACGTCGCCAGCCTTGTAGGATATGGGCTTGTTCGCCACAAGTCCGCCCAGCCACAACCAGCCCCGTCCAGCGGCGCGCAGGACGTTGTAAGTGGGTGTCCAGCCCGTCTCCTCGGGATGCAGCCCCGTAGAGTCAGGAACTTTCTCGAGCGCCAGGAAGCGGTCTATGTCGGGGTCGGTGAAAGCGTAGACGGCGGGATCGTGGAGCCAGAACCTCACAGAGGCGCGGACGGTCGCTATGCTCATGTCAGTATCTCCTTGATAGCGTTCTCTCGTTTAGAGAGCACTCTGTAATACTTGCGTTTGGCCGATACCCTCTCGGGCAGCCTGTCCTCGCCGTAGTGGACAATGAGGTTCTTCTCGAGGCGCTGGGCCCTGTAGCGTTCACCTGGTTTCGCCAGAAGCGCGTAAGTGTGCCCCTCGGCGTCTTTCAACCAGTAGTGCTTGCCCTCGTAGTGCAGGCCCTCCACGTGGCGAAAGAGCCTGACCCTGTCCATGTAATGTTGCGGGATAGACCTGCGGAGTCTCACTATCCCCATGTCGGCCTTTGGGTATACGAGCGACCCCGTCCATTCTTCATCGGCGTCGAGATGTAGATACCAGTCGCCCTCTCCGCCCACGAGGTAGCGGTTGCGCTTCTCGGCCTCAAGAAGGCCAGGGGCAAGGATGACCCGCGCCCCTGCGCCTTCCAGATATTCGAGAGTGCCGTCGGTGGAGTGGTCGTTTTCTCCTGGGAAGTCGGAGAAGCGCCCGTCCACGGCGACTATCTCATCCACGATCGGCGCAAGGCTCTCGACGGTCTTCTTGATGAGGGGAAAATCATCGAAGCATATCATTACGCCGTAAAGCATTTGACCTCTGTATCTCCGCGAGAAGCGCTGGCACATAGCCCTGCGCGAGCGCCGCATTGATGAGTATCTGAGTATCCTTCGGGAGGCACTTGCCCCCGTAGCCCCTGTAGCCGCCGTGGTCGATATCGAGGTGGTGGGGCGTGACGTACCTGTCCTGCTCCATGCCCTCTCTGACTGCGGCGTAATCCGACTTGTAGCGCTCGCAGATGTCGGCTATCTCATTGGCGAAAGTCACCTTGAGCGCGTGGTGTGCGTTGAGCGCGAGCTTTACTATCTCGGCCTCTGTGGGTGACATGTAGGTCTTGTCGCAACAGAAGGGGTCGAACAGTTCATCCAGGAGCGGCTTTGTCTCCACCGCCCCGATGATTATCTTGTCGGGCTCCATCGAGTCAGCGCGGGCGGTTGCTTCGGTCAGGAACTCGGGGCAGAAGCAGATGTGCTTGCCGTACATGTGTATCAGGTGGTCGGTGATACCAGGCAAGAGTGTCGTCTTGATCGCCATAACAGCGCAAGAATCCTGCCACTGGTCGACCACTTTGCACACGTTGGTCATGTCGCCCGAATCCCAGATGCAGACGAATATCACATCGCCCGTGGGATCTTCGTCGTAGCCCTTGCCGAGGTCACACCTGCACACCTCGTGGCCCAGAGTCTCAAATGTGTGTGCCGTGGCAGAACCTACAGCGCCCACTCCTACAACACCTATTCTCATGCTGCCGCCAGTGTCTTGCGCCACACGGAACGATAGTCGATGTCAGCGGACTCCCAACTCTGCGCCTCGGCCTGTCTACGCGCCCTGTGCGAGAACTTGGCGGTGTCTATGGTCAGCAACCACTCCAGCTTCTTCTTCATGTCCGCCACTGAGACGCGGTTGAACATCGTGCCCTTCACCCACTCGCCCGAGTAGAGGCTCCTCTCGCAAGGGTCGATGAGGAAACGCTTGTCATGCTGGAAGAGGTTCATCGGGTCGGCGTTGGTCGTGAGTACGGGCATTCCCGATGCCATGCCCTCCAGCACGGTGCGCCCGTAGCCCTCGAAGGCCATGGGCGCCAGCAAGATATCACCCTCGGCGTAGTTGTCCGCGGGGTCCTTGGTGTCTCCAGTCCTCCAGGAGATGCGTGGGTCATCAGATACAACATCCTCAGGGAACTTCTGTTGGGCGTGTAGTATTAACCTGGCGTCAGGAGTATTAAGTAACTCAAACGCCTTGACCACTACACCCACCTGTCGGCGGTCTGCGTGCCACCCGTAGCCCACGTTCATCACGAACGTATGTCCCGTGCGCTCGCGGAAGGGGAACGGCTCAACGGATATCGGCAAGAACAAAAGTGCTTTGCGTTGTTGGCGCGCCTTCTCGTAAGCCTCGTAGCAAGGGCATATCAGCAGGTCGGCGGCAAGTCTCTTCGCTGAGAACGTCTCGTGCATCGGGATAGCCACTGTCTTGATGCCGCGCTCGGGGGCCAACTTGTATATCGCATCGTGAAACGGTGTCTCCAGGAACATCAGCACGTCGGGCTTGAACCTGTCGAAGTAGTCGATGATGTCGGGAATCCTCGGCGGGCGCACCGATGTCACCTGACGGTCAGTCCATACCTCCTGCCCCTTGATGCCGCTCGCTACAGAGAGGATGGAGTCGGCGCCGAGGCACTTCCAGAAGTCGTAGATGAAGGCCCCGATGCCAGAGGCGCGGTTGGTATATCCGATAATCCCAAGGCGGAAAGTATCTGCCAAAACTCCTCCATGCGCGCTTCCCATGTGTGGTGCTTGCGGACCAGTTGGCAACCTGCCTTGGCTATCCTCCAGCGCTCGTCATCGAGCGGGAGGTACTGGTCTATCTTGGCGAAAAGGTCTTCGTAGTTGTCGTAATAAACCAGGTGTTCCCTGTCGGTGAAGACCTCGCTCATCCCAGGGACCCGCGGGTGAAGCACGAACGCCCTGCAAGCTAGATGCAGATATACCCTGTTGCTCCAGTAGCCTTCGAGGTCGTTCACGGCGTTGTCACACACCATGATCTTCGTGCGGGCTATTGCTCGAGCGTGGTCTTGCCCTCGGCAGGAGTTGTCCTTGCCGTAGTGCTTGAACCTGTAGCGCCTTCCGAGCTCGACTATCATCTGTCTGCGCTTCGGGCTGTATGGCCCACCGATGAAAGCGACTTCGTTCTCCTGGTACTTGCGTCTCGGGGCAGGGGAGTACCACTCGGGGTTGAACGCCTGCTTGAAGTAGCGCCTCTTGATGCCCGCGGCCTTATAGGCTTTGTTGCGCGACCCGTCGGTCGATAGCACGAGGTCGAAGTTGCGGAGCGAAGGGAAGTAGACGCTTTCGCGCCCCTGCCAACCCACGATGAGGTCGAAATAGTGCGCTATCTTCAATCCCTTTTGCGCCTGCCAGAAAGAGTCGGGCTGCGAGTAGGGCACCGTCGTGAGCACCATGTCGTAGCCCCTGGCGGTGAACTTGGCGCGGTCAAACCCGTTGAAGCAGTAGCGGTCTACCTGTGCGTGCTTCTCGAGCGCGGCAGACACGCCCCATTCCGTATGCCAGTCGCCGAAGTGCCCGATGTAACCTATTCGCATTTTTCCATGAATACCAGCGGCGCGGCTTTTGAGTATGTCGTGCAGCACTCGAGCGCGAAGTCAGACGCGCTGACCTTCGCCAACTGCTCGCCTGGGCCGACGCCCTTGCGCGGGACGAAGCCGTTTTCGATGATGCAATCCAGCGAGGGTTTCAAGTCCTTCACGGGGTTGTCGAAGCAGCGGGGGTGCAACTCGGCGAATATCCATGAGCCCAAAGGCATGTCAGCCAACGTCTGTTGCGCGCCCTCTATCATCTCGCGCTCGTAGCCGTCGATGTCGAAGCGCAGCAAGTCAATGTGGCCTATCGCATGGTCGGCGACGAACGAGTCGAGCGTCCTTTCCTCCACCGTCACCTCTTTGATGCCACCTGGGCGGTGCGCCACCATGTCGATCATGAAGCCCCTGTTGGACTTGTGATCCTGCATGAAGCGTGCCTTGCCGAACTTGTTGCCAGCGGCGAAGTTGTAGACCTCGATGTCGTGGCTGTTGAGCGCAACGCTTTTGCGCAGGATGTCGGCGTTCGAGGGATTGGCCTCGATGGCATATACCTTCGCGCCACAGTTGCCCTCGATGAGCGCATAGAAGCCGAGGGATGCGCCTATGTCGATGCACGTCCAACCAGGCTTGACTATCTTGGCAAGGATATACGGGCAATCGCCCTCTCGTGATCCACCCTCGAACAACTCGGCGGACTGCCCAGGGTCGGCGGTGTCCAGGTACATGTTAGAGCCGTGTATCTTGCGCTTTACGAGCATATCGCCTCTTTCCTCAGAAACACCTTCGGGAAGCCCGCGGAGCCGCAGATGGAGTCCGCGAAATCTTTGGGGTGCATGACCTTGGGGCCGAATATGCGGCGGGGGACAAAGCCGTGGTGCTGTATCTGCTTGATGGCCTTGTAGAGCTTCGTCTTGTCCTTGCCGAATTTCAGCGGGTGGAGGTCGATGAACATCCACGAGCCTTCGGGCATGGCCTTGAGTGTCTCGCGCCCTCCAGATACCATATGCACCTCGGCCCCCTCTATATCGCAGCGGATGAGGTCTACGGGGCCTATCTTGTTCTCGCTCGTGAACGTGTCCAGCGTCTTTGCCTCAACCTTGATGTTGCCCTTCTTGGACAACCTGCCGCGGTCGCTTCTCCCAGGTGATTGAGCGAAGCGCACCGTGCCGTTCTCGGCGGCTATGGCGAGGTTGAATATCTCGACATTGGAAAACTTGTTGAGCCGCCTGGACGCCTCCATGATGACGGCATTGTGGGGGTCGGCCTCTATCGCATAGACCTTCTTGGCCTTCTTGGCCTCGAGACACATGTAGAACCCGAGACATGCTCCCATCTCTATGACCGTCCACGACGGCCTTATGAGGCGGTTGAGTACGTTGGGGGCCTCGCCCTCCCACTCCATACCGTCTCTCAGTTGCGTGGACATGCCGACATCCTCGGTGTCCAGTGCCATCATGAAATCTCTTATCTGTTTCTCTACGAGCATCAGTCACACTCCGCCCTGTGAGCTTCCAGGCCTGCGATGTCTTTGGCGACATACCCGCATCCGCAGATATAACGCGGGGGGTTCATGCCGCTACGGGGAAGCGGGTTGCTTATACGCGGGATGCCACGCCTCGCCGAGGTCCGTGCCTCGTCAACGGGGCCAGCCGCCACGGCGATTCCGAGGTCGATGAGGTGACGCGCCTTCTTGTCCGACATCTTGACAAGTTGCCCCGCCTCAAAAGTGCATCCTGGGGAGGTCTTCTTTATCTTTACGAGCATCGAGCCTCCAAGAAAGGA